TATCGCTCAGTTCTCTGGGCTGTACTAGCAGGCGTGTTCGGATACGCAACTCCTAAGAAATAATGAGCGCGGTAGATTATTCGGCTATTGCCGTTGGAATTGTTACTGTTCTAGGCGGCACAGCTGCGTTTCTACAGTTTCTAGTTAAGCATTACTTAAATGAACTTAAGCCCAATGGCGGCTCAAGTATTAAGGATCAGGTTAATCGACTGGAAGCGCGTGTCGATACAATCATCGAGCTGTTAGGTAAGTAACACTTTATCTATGGCAAGGAAGCGACCAGTCATAGACTTAGATACTTATAGCAAACTCGATGCTTATTGCATAGCTATGAATGAGTATTACAAGTCATTACGCAGAGCAGGATTCACAGAGACTCATGCCTTCTGGCTGCTCTCAGATCGTGAAACCTTCCCGGACTGGATAATTCCCGACCTACCCAACCGGATAGACAATATCCCATACGAGGATGATGACGAGGACTAATGACAGTCAAAAGAATTGCTTGGATTTCAGATATTCAGGCCCCGTTCTTTCACGAAGCAGCAGTCAAAAATCTAGGTAAGTTCTTAAAGGTCTACAAGCCTCACCAAACCATCTGTATCGGTGACGAGATTGACCTTCCTCAGCTTGGGGGCTTTGCGCAACCATGGCAAGAGGTAGAAGGCAACATCGATGAAGATCGTAAACTTACTTTAGAAATCCTCGAATATCTGGGTGTCACAGATGTAGTCGGCTCTAACCACGGCGCTCGAGTTTATAAATCTTTATCTCGCAGGCTCCCAGCATTTATGAACCTTCCAGAGCTGCGCTATGACAAATTTATGGGCTACGACAAGGCCGGTATTAAGTACCATCCCAATGGCTTTGACTTTGCTCCAGGCTGGCACACTTGCCATGGAGATGCGTTTCCACTATCAAACAAGCCCGGGCAAACGGCCTTAAACGGCGCAATGCGCATGGGTAAATCAATCGTGTCGGGACACACGCACAGACTGGGGCTATCGGCTCATTCTGAGGCTTCTGGCGGCCGATACGGGCGTATTGTCTGGGGAGTCGAGGTTGGCAACCTAGTTGACCTCTCAAGCCCGGGAATGGGCTATACAAAGGGTTATGCCAACTGGCAGATGGGATTTGTAGTCGGCACCTTACACGGCAGGAGATTCACCCCAGAACTTATCCCAATTGACCACAAGGATGGCTCATTCGTTTATCAGGGCAAATGTTATGGATGACCTGTATGTCGACATTAAGCGCACTATCGATGACCAGGTAGATGCGACAGAATTGTTACCGTTTCGTTATCAAAATCTTGTCGATGTAAAGCTTCCACTAGGGTAACTTTCTCTTAGTGCCGAAATACGGCGCGAAGGGAGCAAGATGATTACTAATCACGATCACATAGTTATTCTTTCAATGCTTATTGGTTCACTTCCAGGGTTTCTTATTGGATACGCCAAAGGGCATGAACACGGCAAGATTCAAGGCAAGATAAATGCCCGCCGCCTTATCAAGGCTCAGACTCAGCACCAGGTTAATCGATGAACGCCAATGAACTCTTACAATCAGCAGGGGACACCATCAATGTCCGCAACCATACTCACGGCGATGTTAAGGACAACCTGCGCAGAACCGGGATGCTCTTATCTGCGTATCTCGAAATTCCAATACACGATTATCAAGTCGCAGTCATTATGCAGTTGGTCAAAATTAGCAGAACTCAAGAGTCCCCATACTTGCTCGACCATTGGGTCGATCTGCTTGGTTATGGAGCGATTGCCGGAGAACTCGCATTATCAGAGGAGCTTAGTTAATGTTTAATCTAGAAGATTACGAGACAGTCGAAGAGCGACTTGTTAAATACTGGAAGGATCACCCAGATGGTCAGATTCATACGAAGTTGTTGGATTCAACTGCTTCTCGCTTTATCGTTGAAGCTAGTATCTATAGAACTGAAGCAGACTCTAGGCCTTGGACAACTGGCCTTGCTGAGGAAACAGTCCAAGGTCGCGGAGTTAATGCTACTTCTGCCCTTGAAAATTGCGAGACGAGTGCGATTGGCCGCGCACTCGCAAATGCAGGCTACGCTACTAAAGGAAAGAGAGCGTCTCGCGAGGAAATGTCTAAAGTTGCTGCAAGCCAAGAAGTAAAGGTTAAGGTTGCAGAGGTAAAGGCTAAGATGGCTGATACATCGAAAGAGTATGTTCCAGTACCGAAAGAGAGTGATCCATGGAGTCAGTCATTTGCAGCACCAGTTCAGACCTTGGAGACAGCCGTAGAGATGGTGAAGGATGTCCTTGGTGGCACTCCAGTAGACGAGAGCTGTATTCATGGTGCGCGTGTCTGGAAAACCGGAACGACTAAAGCAGGCAAGCCTTGGGGTCATTGGAAGTGCATGGCTCAGATTCTAGGAGATGCAGAACGCTGTGAACCTATCTGGTATGAAATCGATAAGCAGACCGGACAATGGAAGCCGCAGGTGCGCCGTGGGTAAGTTATTTTTTAAGAATCAGGATGAGGAATGGGAGCAATTCCCAACAGATGAGCAACTTTATATGGCTGAACAATCTGCACACGATCTACAAGCTTTAGGCTTTGCAATTATTTGCCAGTTATGTAATGAGCCACCAACGGTTTCTCAAATTAAGCTGAGAGCCTTACAGAACGCATGGAAATGCGATAAGTGCGGCACGATGAATTCTGCTGGGCGTGCATGACACGACACAGAAAAGACCGAGGCTTTCGTACTGAGCGAGTGGTTGCAGCCTATCTCTCGCAATGGTGGAGAAACGCAAGCATCGGTAGAGGGGCGGGAAAAGATATTCATAATGTCCCGTTCGACATAGAAGTCAAGGCCAGAAGCGATTTCTCGCCCCTCACATTTATCAAACAAGTGGAGAAAAGGTCACAAGGCAAAGAGCTAAGTGCCGTGGTGTGCCGGATGAATGGACAAGGCGAGGATGCTTCACAGTATCTTGCTTTCATGCGGTTTCAAGACTTGGTTGATTTAATGTTGAGAGCCGGTTACGGCGATATACAGAAAGATTCGGTAGAATTAGAGCCTGAGAGATGCGCTAGATGCGGATCGTGGAAACTAAAGGATGTCCCATGTCGGACTTGTCAGGTATCTGATGCCAATCTATGAATTTGAGTGTACCAACGAGGAATGCGAGGCTAACTTGCGCTACGAGAAGGAAATGAGTATCCATGAACCGCACGACCCAAAATGCCAGTTCTGTCACAGCTCGATGCAGAAAATTTACAGCGTTCCTAACATCCAGTTTAAGGGTTCAGGGTTCTATTCAACAGACAATTAGGGAGCAATAATGGAAAGACCAAAGAACGATGAGTGTTACACGCCCAACTGGGTATTCGAGGCTATGGGACTTAAGTTTGACTTGGATGTAGCTGCACCCATAGATCGTACGCAAGTATCTGTTCCTGCTGACAGGTTTTACACAGAGGCTGACAATGGTCTTGCACTTCCATGGGAAGGTCGTGTATGGATGAATCCGCCATTCTCAAAGATTACACCTTGGATCCATAAGTTCCTAGAACATGGCAATGGAGTGTGTCTTGTGCCTCTTTCAAGCAATGGCAAATGGGTTAATGAGCTATGGAGTAGCGATGCAGCAGTTACCTACTTACCGGCCAATATGGCTTTTGTAAATCGTAATGGTGAATCAATTAAACACAGATGGAGATGCTCAATGTGGGCGTTAGGAGCTGAAAATGTTGAAGCACTTAAAGGGATTAGTAAAGTTAGATAGTTATACACACCTGTGGATAAGTAGGGTGCGACACGCACTTAACGCGGGAGTTATCCACATATTTGACAGGGCTGGTACTCTATCGGCTAGAGCCCTTCAGGGGCTCACAGCGCGCCGCTTGCGGATAGCGCGCTGGGTAGCCTTCGTTATTGGGATATCTCTATCTATACCAATGGCTAGTGCAGATTCGGGCTCAATAGATGCCATTGATCCAAAGAGATATGTTCATTTAGCATTACCCAAAAAAGAAGCTGTATGTTTATCCAGACTTATAGGCAAAGAATCTGCTTGGAATCATCAAGCAGTAGGGAATCTAAGTAGTCCAACTAAGAGCTATGTATATGGATTACTACAGCTTAAGAACCCTATCGTTAAGGACAAGAGTCCTATTGAACAGATACA